CTATCCTCTGGAAATGATTCTTGCAATTGGAATTGCTTTATGATCGATTACTTTCTTATCTTGACCAGTTTTTCCGTTGTTGACAAGTTCCCAGTTAGATCCATCTGCAAGTTCTGCATCTGTTGGCGAATTTGTAGTCTGTTTTTTCTTTGTATAAGAAATTCCATATGGGGCAAATACTTTTCTCTGTCTCATAAACAATGTATCCTCCCCACCATTTTTCATTGGATTACGATACATTTCATATGGGACCTTTGCGCCAATGTCTTCGTAATCAAATGCTCCATCTCCTAATGCGAAGGTTGTATATTTCGTATAAGCTTCCTGTGCCGCAACATAACCAGACTCTCCTTTTGTTCCGCTTTCTTCTACTGCAGCAACTTCTTCCGTTGGCATAGAGTCATCGATCAGAACTAAACGGCCATTCCATGTTGCAAGTGTTAACTGTCGTTCAATACCATTTGAATCAGTCTGAGTCATATATTTTAACAGCTTCAAATTTTCAAGATTTGTTGCAACTGCACTGTGCATGATCGCAATTGTGAATTTGGATTTATTATCCCCTGATGCTCTCTGTAAAGCTGTATTTAAAGTATCTGCCTGTACAACATTTTTAACATTCCCTTCCTTATCTGTTGCAGTAACTTCTGTAATATCAGAAGTATGATTATCCACGAAAGTCTTGTTTTCTTTTCCTGTCATTGCAAAGATACCTTCCAGTTCTTTTACAATGGTCAACTGGTCAAGATCGGCTTTATAGTCATTCACCTGTGCTGCAACATTATCCATAAAGCTTACACCGCCTGTAATGTCTTCGGAAAAGTCTCGTTCTGTCCATCCTTTCATACGTCCAACTACAACAACACCTCTTTCGAATGTATCTGTGCTGTCCGATGTAAGATCGGTCTCGCCATCATAATTCTGTGCAGTTCCACCAATTAAACCATGCATTGGTAAAGTTGCATATGATGTTCCTGTCTGAGAACTGAACGTATTTTTAATATCCTGATTACCTTTTAAGGCTCTTGATTTGATCAGTTCGTTTCTTTTTAAATTTGGAATCCTCTCTGTATAAGCACCAAATGCCTGAGGATTAAATGATTTAGAATCAAATTTTGCTCCTGCCATTTCTTACTCCTTTATTTAAATCTCTGCTCCGGGATTCTGTTCCATATAGTCACAGAGTTCCGAATATGTCATTTCACTTGGTTTCTTTCCACCAATGCCGCCGGAACCACCATTTGTTCCTTTAACGATCGTTGGTGCTGGTTCATCGCTCTCGAACAAGAAGCTGTTTTCTTCCTTGATCTGTGACAGCTGTTCGTCTAAACCAATGATCTTTCCATCGTTTAGTTTCAGTCCGTCCATATCAAGTAACGCTTTGACCGCTTTGCTGTTTCTAGCTTTCGCTCCTGTCAATGCTACAGATAACGCATAATCAAATTTCATTTCTGAGATCTGTGCATCTGCATCACTCTTTGCTTTCTCAGCTTTCGTTTTCCAGTCATCTGCTGCCTGCTTGATGCCGTCAATATCCATATCTTTAAACTTCTGAATCTCTGCATTTGCATCGTTTACCTGAGTTTCAAGACTTTCTGCTTTCAGCTTATAGCCGTCTCGCTCCTGAGTGATCTTCTCTGCTTTCTTCTGTTCTGCTGCGATATCCTTTCCGTTTTCAGCCATGATCTTATCAATCACTTCCTGGGAAAGATTTAAACCTTTTAAAAAATCTGTTTTCATGTTACTATGCTCCTTTCGTATTAGGTTGTTTTAGGCGTGTAACCAACCGCCACGAACCGACTGTTTAAGGTCTGATCAGCTGACCAATGTTATTTCTTTGCATAAAAATAACACCCAGATCTCTCTGCGTGTCTTCTGCAGCTTAACCCTGCTGCCGGGAGATATTTGGATTACCGTCCTTTCTATTCTGTTGACTTCATGTTTCGCTGCTCCTTTCTTAAAATTTCGTATAAAAATACCACCTGACGTCGATCAGATGGTACATATTTATAAACCTGGTGTTATATCCTTGATTCCTTTTACGGCATTATATACTTTCTTCATCATTGAATTTTCCTGCAGATACTCAAGACCCTTTAACGTAATTCTGACATCGCTTGCATTAATCCTTGTTGCTCCTGTGATATCACGTTTTATACTTACACCCTTAATATATCCGACATCAACCATCATCTCTATATATCGTGCCCAACGTTCTTCAGAAACTCCTAATGCTTCTGATCCAACATCGTTGATATCAAATTCTGGATAATCCATTGCTTTTTCCAATGCTGATAAGATTTTATATACTGCTTTAAAGTTATCCATTGTTCTCACCCTTTGCTTTTTCTACTTTATCTTTTATCAACTGATACCACCCATTATTTTCGTTATCAAAATATGGGCAATTATAATCTTTTGCTTTTAAATGTTTGCTTGGTATCTTACCATACACTTTACATAAAGTTTCGTAACCTTTTTCATCAAAATCTGCTTTTCTGCATGCATGGCATATTGGTATAGGACTTGTCACTTTTGCCATTCCAGGAAAGTCATCAAAACTCGGACCTATTTCCATTTCTTGTTTCACACCATTTTCATCATAATAATATCCTATTCCACTCATAAAACAGCCTCCGCTTTGATATAGTATCTGTCCTTTTCTTTATTTACACTTTTTATTTTATACTGAAATCCTCGTTTAAACAACACTTCTTCTTGATTTTTGTATTTTTCAGTTGCGACATCTTTTATATATAAACAGCCTTTATACCCTTTAGGGATCTCAATTTCAAGATGAACATTTCTCCCCTGATACATTATGTCATGAAAAGATGTAGATGTATAACCTTTATTCGTTAAGGTCATTCCATTCATTCTTTTTATATCCTCTTCGGAATATTGAAAACCTTTTGGAAATGCATTTAAATATTCTGGAATCGTATCACGATGAACTACCATTTTATGTTCTGCAGTACCTTTACTTAATGCAGAATCCAACAGATCCATAAATCCTTTTTCCTGATCAATTCTTTGCTGTTTTCCAGAATATATTGCACTGTTCACTCGGTTCGCTGCATTACCAGTATATCGCCAGATTGCCTTCTTTTCTTCTTCTGCCAGTTTTTCTAACTGTTTAGACATTTGATTCTTAAAGATATTCTTTCGATCTTGCCATACAGCCTTCTGTGCTACACTTCGGTTGAATCCAACGATATCTCCTGCTTTGTTCTTCACCGCATGGATCTGAACTCTTGCAGACTCATATCGCCTTCCTGTTTCTTTGCAGAAAACTTTTAATGCTGCTTCCTGTTTCTTTAATCTCACAGATTCTTCATTAAACCGATTCTGTAAAGTATTTTTTAAATCATCTTTCGCTTCACTGATCGCTGAATTATATCCAGCAAGTTTCCTCTTTGTCTCTCTGATCTGTCGTTCATGACCTCTCTGCATCTGACCCGCTTCATACTCTGTAAATTGCTTTCCATTGTATTCAACATTCTTTGCAGAATAATCATCTAACATCTCTTGCGTATATGCTGGCGTCGATATTCCTGGGAAAAATGCATGGAAGTTATGGCGGCAATTCCAACCACATAAACCTGGCCCTGTTCCATATCCTGTTGCTTCATAGAAGTTTTCATACTTCGGATCAGTCCCAGATAAACAAAAGACCTTCCCTTGCCATACGGCATGTTCCGGTCTTGCTCCTTCATGTGCAGTTGTTTCAACATAATCACAATTCTGATCTTTTGCGTATTGCAAGTTCATTTCTGCTGCAGTCTGGTTTACTCCGGTAAGTACAGCTCTTCTTACTGCGACATCTAATTTATCGACATGCTGTGACGGATATAAGACTTCTGTTCCCTGTACTGCTGCCTCTTTGATCGCATCTGCAATTGCTTTGTCATAACTGAATGCTCCAGAACTAACTTTCATCTGTGCTCTATTACAAGCTTGTATGTAAGCTGACTGTGATCTTACTGCGGTTGTCATCGTGAGATTATCAAGTTCCTGGCATGTTTTTCTGATATTTGCTTGCAAGATTCTCTGCATTCCATTGGACTGATTTAACTTAATATCTTCTTTGCCTGCCTGTTTGTAATATACAGCCTCGTTCTTTAAGTTCCTAACACCTGCTTCTTCATACATTCTCTGAACTTCATGCTTTTGATATCCAGATACCTGACTTACTCGCTTGATCGTATCTTTATAAACAAGACCTGCATTCTGTAAAACTTCAGCCTGATGTTTTGTTGACTCTGATACATTTCCCATCTTTACGATTCTTTTTGCCATATCAGATATGATCGCTATTGTCAGAGTGTCAATGATGCCAAGTAACTGATCGGAGAACTTTTCCAAATACTTCGGATCAAGCATCTGTGATCACCTACTCTTCCTGGATGGTAAAACGATCATCCTGTACCGGCATCATTTTCAATGCTTCTTCCTCAGATACGCCATACTTGGCCGCAATGTATATTTCTTTTCGGATCAGTCCTGCTGTTGCATCCTGCTGCATACTCTGCAGTTCCTGTTCTTTGTCGATCACAATCGAATCATCCCAGTCAAAACTGACCTCATACTTCTTACCGCCATTTAGATTTGAAAGTTGTGCGATCACATCCATTGCATAGATCAATTGTTCTAATGCTTTCTGCAAAGCTTTTTGAATATCAGATACTGTGCTGTATGATCGTTGTTTACTTGTCTTAATCTCTTCTGCAGTCTTATCAACTGTGTTCAGATCGCTCAGAGTTCCATATGCCAATCCAGAATTAAACTCTACCCTACGAAGAATCGCATTAAATCCATTGATAAGGCTCTTATCACGGATCGGCGGTGCAAATACCTTGTACTGCTCCTTATCATCGTCAAAATCCATCATTCGGAAAAGTCTTTCTTTTCCTTTTGGAAGGTCAAATTCTCCGTTTTCTTTTCGCTTAAATAAGCTAACGTCTCCATCAATTGCTAATTCAGATCCCTCAAATTCCCATAATATCCTCGTCCATTGATAATCCGCTTCTTTGATGTCATCTACCGCTCTGGAATATACAGATACTCCCAACGGAGATGAATCATCAACGTTATTTGCATTCGGAATCTTGAAATATGCAAATAACGGCTTCTTCACATTTATGATTGTGACAGTTTCTTCAAGATCGGCCCACTCCGGTACAGCACTAAGCGGTACTTCTTTTCCTAACACCTCAACGTTATCAAGGTCCTGCCTTACAAAAGCTTTGTTGATAATGTAGTATGTAGCCGTCTTTTCATCGTGTCGATGATATTCCAGTCTTGTATATACCTGTTTTCCTATCGTGACAGTTTCCATAAATACTGCTGCAATAACTTCTCCTCTGGAATTAAATTTTACAGGAAAGAACCGATCGGCCTGAACCATGTCCACTTCTATATGCCCATCCGACACGTAAGGCTTCATTGCAAGTCCACCCTTTGCACAGGCATATTCCGTATAGGTTCGTATATTATCAATCACAGTTTGGTATTCATCGTTGAGAAACTTATTCCCTGTGATCTCTGTTTTTAATTCCAGTGTGACAAGCCTTGCAAATTCTCCGGCAATAGCTGCAGGTAATCCGCAAAGTTTCAGTTCTTTTCTTTTCCACGGCGGTTGGTTTTTTTTCATCTTTGACCCACGATCAATTTCTCTTTTCATCTTGTTTTCCTCCATTTTCGTTCACGTCGCACAATTGTGTAAGCGAAATATCTTACCGCATCCATGCAATGATCATGCTGCTTAATTGGTTTATCTTCTCCACGTTCCAATGCCTTGTCATCCCAGATATAAGAACCGAACTCTTTGATTGTTTCTTTACAACATTCAGAGAACTGTAATACACTTAGATTTAACAGATTTCCGACAAATCGAATACCATCAAGTACATCATTCTTTGCTTTCTTAACCTTAAATCCTCGTTTCTTAAGTTCTGCGATAAAGGATGCGGCTGCCGGATCGACAATGATTGATTCAACATTGATTCCTTCCAGGAACTCTTCCATGTCATCTGCATACTCTCCATCGGTCTTCTGCGTGGTCTCATCTCGGCCAGAATAGTAATATTCTTTTGTAGCAACCCACTGTCCCTTGTGATTCTTTTCCCACAGAAGATATACTGTCGCATTCTGTGTACCATAATCGACACTGACGTATTTACTGCCTACTACTGATTGCTGGTCTTTTACAACATGCTTTTCTGTATTGAACATATCGTAAATAATTCCCTCGGCTACGGCCCACAGACCTAGGATATAGCGCTTGTAAAACACTCCGGTATACATCGCCCGATATCTTGCTTTAATTCGCTCAGATAGACTCAGATTGTCGTCCATTGTGAAATGTAGATAGACAAGTTTCTTTTCATCTGCACGATCAATCCAATTAGTCTTAAACCAGTGATAAGGTCCATCTGGGTTACAGTTAAACCAATATTTTGATCCATCAACGGAACAACGTCCTGTTGCCTGGTTGACAAAAGATTCAGGCATCAATGCAACTTCATCAAAAAAGACTCCTGCTAAAGTAATACCCTGTATCAAATCCTGTGATCGCTCGTCTTTTCCACCGAAGATATAGAAATAGTTCTCTTTGCCACCTCTTCGGATAACAACTAAGTTATCAGCTCTGTGATCTTCAACGTGGTATCCTCGACTCTTAAGCATAAGCTTTAACCAAAAAAGTACGTTTCTCCGGAAAGAACCGATCGTTTTCCCACACATACCGAAGTTTTGGCCGTTGAATGTTTCCATTGCCCACATTGCAAAAGATAAGCACATAGAAACTGTCTTTCCCGATCGGATTGCTCCATCTGCTATGATTCCATCCTGATCATGTACTGGAGAATTTGGCAGCCACCAGGTAAGTATCTTTTTCTGCTTCTTAGAGAACGGCCGAAACTTAAAGACAGCTTTCTTTATTCTTCTTCCCATACATCTGCCACCTCACCTTTTAAGGCTTCGATGAATCCATCGTCTTCTGTCTCTTCTTCGGATGTTCCGGACATGATCGCTGTCTTAGCTCTGATCTGCTCAATCTTAGCTTTCTGTTCAACTGTAGCAATATCCATATGATCTGCAAGCCATTGTAAAGCTTTCATCTTATCAACCAGCTTAATACTCGCTCCGTCTTTTCCTTGCTTCACTTCCATAATCAACGTTCCATCAACATCTTCAGATTGTTTGAATTTCACAGTATTGACTTCTTTTTCGAGAACTTCTTTTTTTCCAGTTTCTTTGTTTTCTACCATTACTGGACCAAAAGCACCCATAACTTGAATATTTTCTCGCCCAAACGATACATAATCTGTCACATCTGCAAACGCAATATCCATGTACTTTTGAAAGATATCTTCCTGCATCACGGGTTCCAT